GGATTCTATTTTTTGATATCATCTGTGTAAGCTGGTAAACAACTCTTTCTAAGTTTTCAGCACCTCCACCAGCAGCAGCAATCGCAGTACCAAAAGTCTCCAAGCTTTTACGAGCTTCTTCAGCAGTTAATCCAACAGCTTGAAGCCTGATAGAGCCTTGTACTGCTTCTTCAAGACCAAGACCGGGAAGCTTTGCGCTTTCTCTCAACTTGGCAAATTCAATTTGAGCAGCTCCGGCAGATCCAGATACAGCAGTTAACGCTTTTTCAAGTTTATCAAATCTCACAAAGGCATTCACCGCAGCAGTACCAATACCGATCAATGGAGCAGAAACAGAAATAGACATTTGCCTGCCAAAGTCACCAAACTTGCGGACAGACTGTTGCAGCTTGGTTTCTGCATTCTTAAGGCCTCTATTCAGGCCTCTGGAATCCAGCCCTAACCGTATATTTAAATTTGCTGCTTTAGCCATTGAATTTCTTTTTTGCCGCTTTGTCCATTTTTTCAAAAAGCTTCATTCGCTCCTCTGTACTCATTTCTTCAAGCCTTAAAGCTTTCTTCTTTTCATCTTTCTTTTCATCCCACTCAAAAGGCATTAACTCATAAGGTTCTTTTCTATGCTTCCCTTCTACATTTGAATTGTAGATGATCGAGTACAATATTCGCATTCTATTCCAGTCGCTTTGAAATTGAATATCATCAATTGACCTCTTTTGGTCAACTTTAACTATCAATTCACTTGGCGTCAAGTCATAGAGCTGTTCAGGATTCAGTTCCAAATAACCCAGACCTATACTTTGAATGTCAGCCCAGGTTATTTCCCGTTTCCCGATTCTTCACCTTTCTTCTCTCCGCTCATTTGCTTACCAAAGATCTCCAAAGCTTCGGAGACGTGGGCAAAGTCCAAGTTATCTTCAAGCCAGTCCACTTTTGGAGGCTTTTGGTCAAGTTTGGCGCATCCTGCTGCGATTGCATCGTGTAAGAAATTTACCATGCTGTCAGCTGGCATTTCGTTTACAAACTTCTCCAACTCTACAAACTTCTTTAATCCCAGCTTAGCCATGTGTTTGGTAATCACTTTGTAGCTAAAACGCAGCGGAAAAACTTCGTTGTCAATTTTCAAGTAGTCTATCATGGCTTTTTACTTTAGGTGAAAAAATAGTTTAATTCAGATCAGGTCACAACTTCGATGGTCGGCTCACCGTCAATTGCAAACGTAGCAGAGAAAGAAGCATTCTCATTTACCGTTGCATTGACTGAAAATGAAGTGCAGACCAAAGTCATGTTGTAGCGATAATCGCCAGCTACTTCTGTGCTACACATAGCAGTTAAAGAAGTCCCGTTTGCAAGTGCGTTGAAAAGCACATCGTGTGTATTTGCTGCACCATCTTCGCTAAATAGCGCAGATACATTCACAGTACCGGACTTTTGACCAAGCTGGACATTTCTCCAAGAAGCTCCAGCATTATCTTTGTGAACAATCTCTACTTCTGCGGCGGTTAGGTCAATGGAACATTCAGTAGCGTATGCCACTACTGATCCTCCAAGATAAAGCCTAAACTGTTCACCCTTAATTACTCCTACTGATGGCATAATTTATGAGTTTGTTTTGTGTAAATGAATTTCGTAATCTTGTGAGCGAAAATAAACTGGTATCTCCAGTTCAGGATCTCCGCTGCTATCGTTTAAAAACCTGCATTGCTTTATTGTTGATCCGGACTGCGAGCCTGTATATCCGTCTAACTTTGTCCGGACATGTGTAGCTAAGTTGTTTATCTCTGTAACCTTTCGGCTATACATATCTATTTGAACTTGTACAGCATCTAAAACTGACTTAGTTGAGTAGTCTTTCGTGTTAGTTGGAGCTGTAGATATAACCGTATAGACAATGAACGGGAAAGCACTATCCTGCGGAGGCATATCTTGGTATATCCGTGTTCCAACTATCCCAGAAACATCGATATCATTTGAAAGTAGATAATATAGTGACTTGCCTATCACAGATTGTACTTTAGTTTAATGTCTTGAATAATTCTGACTGCTTTTGAGAAAAAGCGAGCCACAACTACTTCTCTATTTGTGTTCAAAGCTCTTTCTGTTACCTGCTTTCTATAAGCGATCGCAGAACCAAAAACCATGTGTGCGTAATAAGCATCGACTTTTGTAGAAGAAGCTCCAAACAATCCTCCTGCTCTACCTGCTTTGCTGTCTAATTTAGGCCCTACAAATAAAGCTCTTTTTGACCTTCTAAAAGTTAATATTCTAAGCGATTTACTAAGGTGACCGGGAGCGTAGATTGCTTTAATAACGCCTTTGCCCTTCCCTTTTTTCTTGCCAGTATTTTTCTCGTATCTATAGTGCGCTTTATCGCTTCTTGGTGTTATTGCTCTTGCTGTTTGTCGAACAGGAGCTAAAGCATGTCTTAAAGCTTGCCTTACTTTTGTATCTGTAAACTGCTTAGGCACATCGCTAAGACCTTTTAAGACTTCTTGCAACTCCTTATTCAAGGCAGCAGAATCGGTGTCAAAATTAAAGGTAGGAGTTGCCATCAGCTATAATTTCTAAAAACGTATAACGTCTGTGCGGATCATGCAAAACACTATCTATTCTGTATTCAACACCGCCAGACTTAATTCTCATTTGATTGTTGATATTGCTATTGTAGCGTAAACGACAAACAGCACTAACTTTTGTCGCTAATCTACCGCCTTCTTCTTCTTTGCCAGATCCAGCACTTTGTAATTCAATAGCCCCCCAGAAAGTATTGTAAATGCTCCATGCTGTTTCATCAGCATTGCCGTATTCAGTTAGCACAGTTGTTCGCTGCAACACCTGAACCCTTTCCCTTAACGTACCTATCAATTCTCCTTTTAACTCCATTGGTATATCCTGTAAGGCTTTAAAAGCATTTCTGATACTCTTGGCAATATAAAGCCAGTTGACTGCATTTGGTAAAGTCTGTCTTCCCTTCTTTCGTACCAGTCAGAGATCATCAATTTAGCTGATTGAATTATTGGCGCAGGAATATCGGCTACATCTGAATAGCCTGCTTCGTAGATGATCTTTACGCCGTTAATTCTACCATCTTCTAATGGCCATTTAACTCCGATTCTGGGAGCTACTCTGGCATATTGACTGGCATTGTCTAAAATGTAATCTGCGCTGTCTATTGTAGTCAGCGTGTCGCTTTCTACATCTTCAAAGTATTGAATGGAGGTAACTGATTCAACTCTATTCACTTTCAAGTAAAATTCAGCGTTTGGCCTTTGGACAGTCATTGCCGGAAACACATCAAAAAACTCATGGACCGTTTTTGCTGTCAAAGCAATGTTGCAATAGTTTTCGATCTTCTCCCTTGCAGCATGAATCAAAGCGGTGATCAGGGCATCATCGTCAGCGATCTCTACTCTCAAATGCTGTTTAACATCTGAAAGGCTTACAATTAACGCCCCTGAATCACTCGCAATAGTAAAAGCCATGAATCTTTATTTACCTTTCTTAGATGTTGATTTAGGAATCGCAGATTCTTTTTTATGCACCCTTTCAGCAAGTCCTGTATTAATCCACTCTAAGGCAATTTCGGTGGGCAGGATAACCTGCTCACCTTTGCCAAAAGTTAGATGGTTAGGGCCGGCAACAGAATGCAAAATAATCACTTCAATGCCTTTATCTGCCATAATTAGCTGTTTAGGAATATTTTAATTGCAGCTGTGTTCAAAAGCTTACCATCAAATCTGCCATAAAGCAAGAATCCACTTGACAAGCTATCTGCGTATCTTTCATTCAATCTTAGTAGTGTTTGAGTACCCACAGATCGGATAATGTATTTTGACCAGTCTCCGAAAGCAACAGGCTTAGTAGCAGTACCCAAGTTGGCCATGTCTGGATTAATAGCATATCTGAATCCTTCAATGGTATCAGGTGCGCCATCTCTCATGGAAGGAACCCACAAAGGACGATCATCGCCACTTGCAATGGATAGCTTTTTAATCGCTGCCAAAGTAGCGTCATTCATCATAAATGCTGCATTTGGGCTTCTGCGGTATGCTGGATCAATGGAGTGAATAAGATCAAGCAAATTAGCTCTTGTAATCACACTTGCCGTACCTGTTACTCCTGTGCTTGCATCGGTCACAAATCCAGTAGGCTTTCCAGATCCATCGCCAGTTGTAAAAGCAGCATTTAGAGTTCTACCAAGTCTTTCAGCAAACATAGTTGCAAGCTCTCCGGTAAGGTTTACTGCTTCGTCATTCAATAGCTGGAATGAAACTTTAGCCAAAGTAGCTACTGTATAGTCGCTGAATGTTTTTTGCCCGAAGGTCATGTCCGCAACAGTTACTGCATTTCCTTCGCTCACCCATTCACCACCTTGCGCTGTGTCATCAACTGTTGGCCATTCCAAAGTACCGCCATTTGCCGTGTTTACAAGTCGAGAAACTTGAAGCATTGCAGAGTAGTCTTTCATGGTCACTTCAAGCTCATTGCTAAACTGCTTTGGCACAAGGTAACCACCAAGAGTAGTAGTGCTTGCAATTTGAGTAGCTGTGCCACGAGTTTGAAGAAGTTGACGTTGTTCGTTTGTCAGCCCCTCATTACCTCTTTTCATGTAGGTAGAGAAAGCATCACGATACTGCTCGTCAGGATTTACATTTACTTTCTTTTGCTCCAAAGAGAAAGCAGGATTGCCCATGCTTGCTTCTTTAGATCGCATTTCTTCTTCAATCTGAATCTGATTGGTAAAACTGTCGAAGTCGGCGTTCCACTTATCCCATTGATTTTGCTCGTCTTGGGACATTTCACGCCCTTCGTTTTTGGCCCTGCTGATAAGGTCTTTCATACTATTATAAGCAGCGGCTCTCTTTTCGATTAGCTCTTTGATAGTCATGTTTTTATTAAATTTTGAATGAATTACTTAATTAACTTACCTTTTAAGTTAAGTTCTTTTGAATATAGCTCATAATGCTTTTCAGCATCAAATTCTTCTTCCTTTTCTAAATGCGCTTTTTGAGACATAAAAGCTTCGAGTGATCTTACAGCTACAGAAGTGTCAGGATAGGCAGGATATGTCACCGGAGACACATCGTAAAGCTTTTGAACTCTGGTAATATGCCTTATTGGCATTTCGCCGTCTCTTACTTCCCAGTACTCACCATCAGAAGCAATTGTAAAGCCAAAACTTGACTGCGTTACATCACCCCTCTTCATCAATTCTACCAAGTCTTTCCCGTAGCTGGTATTAGGAGCTTCAAACTCGTAGCGTAAACCATTACCATCTATTTCGAGATCAAGAGTACCGGACTTTGTTCTGGCAAGTAGTAAATTATTGTCATGGTTAAACAAGGCCCTTACATCACTAATATCAGCTTGGTCAAAAGCTCCCGGATCAATGATTTCTCTAAATCCATAAAGCTCCTCGCTCATTGAATTGAACAAAGCAGCATAGCCATAGATGTAATTGCCATCTTTGACTTCAGTTGCTTTCATTTCGTATATCCTAACTTCTTTAGACATTTTCAGTATTATTTTCGTTATTGCCTTGTTGTGGATCTACCATATTCAAAGGCACTAAATTTTTATCTCCTACTTCGCCATCTATCGGATTCATATCAAAGAAAGTCTGCCTGACTTCGTTTATAGACATGATGCCCCATTTCATAACTGTATCAATCTGCTGCGACTGCGAAGCTGTATCACCTCTAAGTAGTGAGTTAATATTGAATCGCACCCTAAACCGCCCTTTTTCTTCTTCAAGAAATAGCTTTCTATTTAGTTCTGCCTCCCATTGCTTTATCCAAGGCCTTAGTGTGTAGGTCACAAACTCACGAGAAAGCTGCTCTATGTTATTAAATGTACTTCGGTCAAGGTCTGCAATAAGGTGCGGAGGTATGTTAAATATTCTTGCCACCTCTGGGATAGATAGCTTGTGACTTTCCACAAATTGGGCATCGTCAGGAGAAAGTGACAATGGTACAAATTTCATACCTACATCCAATACAGGCACTTTACCTGCGTTTGACAATCCTAAATAGTTCTTGGAGAAGCTATCTGTTACCCTATCTCTGGCCTCTGCTGTCAATGGTACATCAGTAGTAATATAACCGCTCATGTGCGCACCATTTTGAAACAGCTTGTTGCCGTATTGTTTTGTCGCTACATTAAAGCCTAAAGTCTCCCTGTGTATAGATATCGGAGAAAGGCCCATAATCCCATCGTCAGACATTGTAAGTCCGGGAATGTGGATCAATTCGCTGCTATCAATGTAGAATTTTTTGTCATCGACATTGACAATGTAATAAAGCTTGTTGTTTTCGAGTTTGTAGTCAACATTGCCGGGATGCACAATTATCATTTCCGTTGGTCTTGCCGTGCGAGGATCTCGAACAATCGCAGCAAAACCATTCCCAGCAAGAGTAGCATAGCCCTGAATCGTCTTTAAGAAAGTGATATTAGTGTATCTGTAGGATGGCTCATTCAAAAGCCTTGCTACTGGATGATCGTTTCTGATCATCTTTTCACCAGTTGGCAATTCTTCAATAACATCGACTTTCATTGTAGCAATGTTGTCTGAAATTCTATTCACCGCAGACCAAACAGCTGTGATACCAAGCGAATTATCTTGTGTTATTGTGATACCGCCCGAAGTTACGCCGCCAAACATATTGACAAGCCACATAGCTGGATTAGCCAGACTTGTAGCTGGATTTTCAAGATTGCGCCGAAATAAATTTCTTAAAGAAAATGCCATGATGCGAATTTATGAAAGTATTTGGCCTTATGTGGTAACTAAAAATTACAAAAAAGCCTGTGAAGGTCGGAGAAACGCAACACAGGCAGAAAGCTCAAATCATGTCTATGCAAAAATACAATAAAAAAGCGGAGTTGCTATGCAAAACAGCTCCGCCAAAAGCTAAAACCAAAGCATTATGAAACATCAAAAATTCTTGCCGTGTAGTTTCCCCCTATTAGCGTTATAGGGCATTTAGGAAAAGAATCAAGTGTTCTTTTTCTACAAATGAAGCTATAATTCTTTGGTCTTTAGTTCTTCTTAAAAACCAATTACCGTTAGTGCCTGATTGATAATAACTGTAACCTATTTTTGTAGGTATATCAGCATTAGGTTTGAACTTCAATGTTCTTTGAATTTCTTCTTGTTCGGTTCTATAATTAATTCCACTCATAATAAAAACGCCCTATAACAAAGTGTATAGCAAATAGCTGTTATTGGGCTGTAATTAAACTATTTGCTTGTTTATAACTTCATTTTCTTTTCAATCTCATCTATCAGGTCAAAGTTTAGATAGGTAGCGATATCAAAACATCTGAAAATAACAGGTATAAACCATTCGTCTGTAACATGACATATCAAAAAATAAACTTCTCTGCTAATTGTATAAATTTGATTTTCTGTTATTTCAGGCAAAAAACTACTGTTATGAATTTTGTAGCCCTTAAAATAAACGTAGTCAAGTAACAGGATAACAACATCAGCCAGCTCCTCTTTGCACTTTTCATTATCTTTTTCCCAGACATCGTGAAACTCGCAAAGTTTTTTGATAATCTCCAGCTTTTGATTATGCGAAAAATACGCCTTAAGCTCATTGTCATAAAATCCCTTGCCGAGTGCATTATTGTGGATCTTTTTTGCCCATTTTTCGAGTTGTTTAACTTTTATTTTATTCATGTTTAGCATTATAATTAGAAATTCTTACCATGTAGCTTTCCCCTTGTAGCATTATAAGCCATTTTGGCCTTGATGTGCCAGAGAAGATCTACATTAAGTAAATCAGATAAATGCAAAACATTTATGACTACATCGCCAATTTCAAGGTTTAATACGCTATTAGTCATATCAAAACAGAAATCTGATATAGAATAATCAGTTACTCCAAAAGGCCCTGTTGCAAACTCCTTCAAATATTTAGTGTGTCTTTGATATTCAAGATAATCAAGGCATCTAATTACAATATCCGCTAATTCGTCTTGATAGGTGTCTTTCACCAATGCCTCAAACACATCCTTTTCTTTGCCTATTTCTTCTGCATAATCCTCTATGTAGTTTTCACCTGGCATCGATTTATCTTTCTTATAAGCTTCGTGAAACTCTGCTATTTCCTTGGCTATTTCATACAATTGATGTGTCTGAAATAAACTTTCATCTTTCCGGTCATAAAATCCCTTACCGAGTGCATTATTGTGGATCTGTTTTGCAAGTTGTTTTAGTTCTTCTATCATGGCTTTGTTATTATTGTTTTTACCTCCCCGCAACAATCGCAATGCAGGTAATTTATGTGAATTTCTTTCAATGTGCTTTCATTAAAAATATGCAGCATGCCAGTCTTGTGTTCTTCTACCACAAGTCTGATGTCGCCATTTGTTTTGTTGAAAACAGAGACTACTGTACCAACATAGTCATACCCTTTTATTTTTTGGACTGTATCACCTACTTTAAAGGTCATTGTTCAATTTTTTTTGAGAAACCATAAACTTTTCTATCAGAAAATGATGTGCTATTAGTGCCATAATACAAAAATCCAGCTTTACTAAGATCTTCTTTAATTCTTTCTTTAAAAGTTTCAGGCCCATCATCTCCAGATAAAAGCCAGTCAACTCTGTGTATAAATATCTGGGCTAATTTCGCTATCACTTTGGCATCTTCAATCAAATCCTCGGTACTTTTATCTATGGTAAGGACATCAATGTCCTTACCATAGTCTTTTATCCTTTTCTTCCTTTCATCAAGCTTGTTAATCATATCAATCAATATATATTGATTGTAGTTAAAATATCCTCCGCTCATGCTTTTACATTTTGTAGTATGTCCAGATAATGTTTTGCGTTTTGCTTTCATCCATGTCAACATGAATAAAGTACTTGCCTATACCAATTCTGGTGAATCCTGCATGTTGTAGGCCACAAAGCACTTTAAATCGCTGTAGGTCGTTAGAAATATGAATGTCAGCTGCCAGACCTTTCATGTGAGAACTGAATGGAGACACCATGTAGCCAAAACTTCTCAAAGTATTATTGTGCGCTTCTGTCCTGTACCCTGAATTGATCTGAAAAGGACTTTGTGATACATGCCTTGCGAGTGCCAGCCTGCCCAAAAAGTCATGGCTCATAAACTTTTCACCTGATCCGGGCATGTCTGGGCTGTCAAACTCGTGAAACTTGAAATATTTATCAAAATACTTGTCAAAGTACTTGTCAAAACTCATTTTTTTAGCCATTGCTTTGAATTTTAGTTTTTATCCACTTGTAATAAGCGTTTTTAAAGCTTTCGTAGTTGGTGTATCTGTGCGGCAAGTTGTATTCAGCTAATTTATTGTCAATGTGGTCGTAAATCTCTACCAATGTCAAGTTTTCGGCTCTTAATGCTTGACAATACTCAAAATACCTGTCCAGAAACAGCATATTTAACACCGAAGCTGGAATTTTAAAGAACTCTTCGCTATCCTGTTTCATATACTGACTTTACTTCTTTATTTTGCTGATTCAAATAAACACCTATTGCCATCAATGCAGCTACAAACCCATCTATTTTAAGGCTTTCGTTCTGCTTTATAATCTTGCGCAGTCCTGAATTGTTGGCATAAATTGAACAATTGCCAAACATCCAAGAGTGAACCGGATTGCCGTCATGTTCTAAATTCCCATCTACAATAAGTTTTTCAAGAAATTTCAATGGCTCATTAAAATTGCCGACAGTCTGGCCAAAGCTTTCTACCTTTGCACCATCGTCCATAAGTTCAGTAGCAAGCTTGTTACTTTGCCACTTGTCATACCCGATCTTTTTAATGTCAAGTTCATTTGCCAAACTTAGTATAAACTCTTTGATCTGATCTTGGTCTATACTGCTGCCAGGGGTAGATGTGATGTGTTCTTTTGCAGCCCAATCCTGATAGCTGTACTCGTATTCATCTGTGTAAGTCCGTTCTTCTGGACAAAAGTAATAGATGAATAGCTTGTGCTTTTCTTTCTCAACTATCGAAGGTATAAATACAGATACAGCACTAATATCGTAAGTAGACGAAAGGTCAAAGCCCATATAAGCTGATCTACCTTTAAAATCATGTATAGATAAGCCAGAAACTTGACATCTGTCCCATTTAGATACCGGTATCCAGCCAACTTGACCTTTCAACCAAATGTTTAAGTTCTTAGTTTTGAAACTTGTCTCTTTGGATTTACCTTCTGTTTTTGCTTTCTGGTATTCAGATCGCATAAACTCAATATTTAGCGAAGCACCAAGTGAAGGATTAGGCTTTGCCCAGACTTTTTCATCCTCCCAATCATCGTCATCGTCAATATCAAAGATCATTGCAAAGATCTGATCGTTTTCCAATTGCCCGTCAAGTATTTTCTTGCAAATGTCCTCAAATTGCTTGCATGCAGAATTATAATTGAATCCCGCAGTAGTGATGATCCATGTCAAGGGCTGTTCTCTTGCGCCCATACCAGATTCTAAAACATTCAACAAGCCATCGTCAGGATGTGAGTGATATTCATCAATAAGCGCATAGTGCGGATTCAAACCATCTTCACTTTTACTGTCACGGCCCAGAGCGAAAGAGAAAGCATCGTCACCTTTAGCAAAGATCCTGCTTTGGTTAGTGCCGTACTTCTTTTTGATGTATTTGCTTTCTCCCATCATCTGTTCAATCATTATGCGCTGCCTTCTCCATCCTATCTTCGCTTGGTCTCGCTTTGTCGCTGCCCAGTATATTTCTGGACTGTTTTCTTTGTCGAAAATTAGGCCAAAGTTGGCAACAGCAGCCAAAAACTCTGTTTTGCCGTTTTTCCGAGCAATCTTCTTATAGACCTTGTTGTATCTGCGCAAGTCATCTCTTTTGCGCTTAAAGCCATAAGCATTGGCCAAAATGAAGGACTGGAAAGGCTCTAAACTAAATGATAAGCCTTTCCACTTGCCCTTCGTAAATCGAAACTTGGCAAACAAATTAAGTAACCACAGAATATAGTCTTCATCAAAATATATATCTTCTCTTTCAAGGTCATTTAAAAACCGTTGAATAGCTAATTTTTCATACTTGCCGGCAACTCGCTTACCGGAAAGGACTGAATTGACATATATTTCAACCATTGGGATCATGCAAAAGGATCTTCTTCTTCTGTTTTCTCCTCAAATAGCTCAATCATTTGAAGCCTTGTCTTGGGGTCAAAACCAAGCTGCTTGGATAGTGCAATGATATTCGCAAGGCTCTTCTGCATTACTTGGTACTCCTTGCTGACTACATCCATATCCTGACTGCCATTAATCATTCTGGTAACATATCCGTCTGAATCCTGTAGCTTCTTATTCATTGCAAAATAAACTTCAAGCTCAATAACAAAAGCAGATAAAAGAAAGCTATCAATTTGCCTGAAAACCGAAGCTTCTGGCAATTTTCTAACTATGTTTTCAAACATCGCTTTTTGGTCTTTAGTTAAGTGGTCCGCTGGCCTTACAGTTGTTACTGTTGGCTCAAGCTTTACAACTCTTTTCCGGTCTTTTCGTGCAGTACCTTCTGCAACTTTCTGCGCTTCGCTTTTCCTTCTACTCATTAGAAATACCATTCTAAAATATAGTTAACAATAAAGATGCTTTTCCAAAGATTGTAGCCTAATGTCAACAACAGCAATACTTTGCCATCGTGCCTTTCAATCCAAGCATCTATTTTCTTAGGCAGTCTTATTTTTGATAATTGCAACAATATTGCAAAACCAAGCAAAAGAGACAAAAACTCAAATACGAATATAATTATCATCAATTCCCAGTTACCGAACATCGTCCATGAATTTTTGATGCTTAAAATTGTGGATATAAAACAAGCAATTGCAGACTATGTGAGCCATGTGATGCGCTTCTGTTTCTTCATCCAATTCATTGTCTTTCATTACTTCTGCCAAATGCCTTTGTATGGCATCAAGAAGATCGAATCTATTCAAGCCTGCTTTGTAATTATCCGGAGAGTACTTGATAGCTCCGTACATCAGAACCTTGATTACTTCTTCCATAGCTTCATAATCCAGTAGTGACCATTCAAGCTTATTTTCTCTATACTTTATCCCAGCCATGCGGTAACCCTTGTTTTGAAAACACTGCCAAAAAA